AGCGCGCTCGGATTCTGGAAAATAAAATTAGGTAGAAGTAATAGGTAAGGGAAGAGATGAGAAGAGGTGACGGAGAGAGTAGAAAAGAGAAGAAGGAGATACCTGAAAAGAAAAACCAGATTGGAGCGACTGAAAATAGGAGTGGAGTGGTTTGGGAAGGAAATGCCAGAAAGAATCCTCAGACATGTACTTCTGTGCATCGCGAGCGACCGACATGGCATAAGGACTGTCAAGATTTGTGTACTTGAGCAGTCCCAAGTAGGACTCCCACTTCTCGATTGCAGAAGGGTCGCGGGACTTGAGAATAGCGGTTCGATACCAGAGTCCGTGGGCACTATAGGTGGGAGTGGCACCTCCGAGAAGGAATCCACTAAACTCGATGCGACGAGCGTTCTCATCCTTGAACGCCCACGGCGAGTTGGGGAAAGGCTTGGCGTGACAATAGCGGTCCACAGCAGCATCATCACCATTGATGGCGGCAGTGTCGGCTGAGGTGATCTCACAAACGAGGGAGGTGACCACTGCACGGCGAATGGAGTTCAAAATCCAAGTGTACCGGTCACCCGAGTTTTGCATGGTTTTCATCGGCCCATGTTGAGAGAAAGAAGAAACACGGCGCTCGATGTAAGCGTCGATGTACCAGGAAGGGAAGCAAAGTTTCCGCATGACATGGACGTCGAAATTAACCATGGCAGCGTCACAGCCAACGTCCCAACGGGTGACGTCAGAGCCGTACGCTCCGTTGTCGACACGCCAGCGCTTGGAGTACTCATGAATGAACTTGTCCGGGTCCATGCGGCGGTAAAAGAGAAAATTGCCCGGAAAGGCGTCAGGAAGATGATCTTCGAGCCAGAGTGCGAAGGAACTATCGAAGAGAGTTTGGGCGATGTCGTACTCATGTATGAGTTGACCAGGCAAGGCCTCTTTCTTCCCCATTTTCTCCGCCTTCTTGATGACCTGGTTCTTGAGAGAAATCTTGATGGAACTTGGAGTGCGGTCAGGGTCATGCTGGGCAAGTTTCTGCATAACCATGACAGCAGTGCGCTTGGAGAGGTACTCGTCAATAGCCTTGTCAATGTAACCGTCAAAAGATTCAGGTGACCAACGTGGAGGTGTTGGGACAAGCCGGTCAAACTCAGCACACATGTCCTCGCGGCGGTTACGTTTCATATCAGCTAAGTTTTGCTCACGAGTGGCAGACTTAAGGCGTTTTTCCTTGCTCAACTGATAAGTTGGAGTGTCATTGCGTTTGTGGACCTGAGGGTTGACATAGGCATTGTCTTTGAACTGGTCAGTCTGTCCAAACCGTGTGCCGGCCTCGCGGTGCTCCTTAGCCCACGGCTGAAACTCTTCAACCAGAATGTCATTAGGAGGAGTGGCAGAAGGCTTGTCAGAAGCGGGAATGACGTCGGCAGCAGTGTTGTCGGAAACAAAAATCTCGTTAGTGGCGGCGATGACGGTTTGGAAAGCGGAAGCGTCAACAGAGGCTCCAATACTGGCAAACCAGACGAGCTTAGGCATGGACCAGTGAAGGTGACGGTAAAATGTGGCCTTGACAAGAGCAGACGGTGCCAAGAGAGAACCAACATTACTGGCACGCATTTCGTAGACCAGAGCGTTCATTAGATCACTCCCAGTTGGAGGGGCTTTGATAGTGCTGGCAGGATCAGCGGCGGCCATACGGATGTAGGTCCCGACTTTGCTGCGAGTCAGAGCAACATAAGCTGTGCGATCCATAACGGCACCCTCGAGACCGGTCATGTCGACCTCGCACGGCATGTTGTAGTCTTCCCCTTGAACGGTTTGGAAAGTCTCTGCATGGCGACCAGCAGCATCAAGCACGTTCACATAGCGCGGAGAGGCTGTGCAAACGGGAATGCCAACCTTAGGGCCAACGCTGTGGGTGATGAAACCGGGGACAGTTGACGTGGTGTAGATGCCGAGAGTGTTACAGATAAGCTGGAAAAGACGGTGGGATAATGTGGCGTACTTTGTTGTGTGCTGAGCAATGGTGGCAATGGCACTGGGGTCATGCTTGCTTTGAGTGCCGGCAACTTGGAAAGACCGGTGTCCTTGTGCTGGATCACCGTTGATAACAACGTGAGTGACCAAAGGGTTAGTCAGGATTACCAAGTCAAGAAGACCGCCCCAGACTTGGCCAGCATCGTCAAAGATGATGATACCGGAAGAGGGCTCGAGAATGATGTTTGTGAGGGTGGGAAAATTGAAACCACGCATTTCTGGAAAGTCGAGCTTTTCCTTAGCCTCAGCTCGCAGACTCTCCGTATGGCACACCACTCGGGCATTTGCCCTCTCCTCGGGGGTGAGATTGCGCAAGAACTCCGTGGTGGCGACAGTCTTGCCAGAACCTGCCACACCAAGGTACGCAGTGATAGGAACGGAGACGGTTTTCCCAGACAGGCGGTAAGAATCAATGATGGCGTCAAGTGCCTTGGAGATGTCGGCGGCAGCTGCGGTGCCGAGTTCTCCAGGATTGGACCTGAGATCGGAAGCGAGTCTGGCAGCACGCTGCACGTCTGCAGTGTACGACAGTTCTTCAGCCTCAAGAGGGACACAAGGAAGAGTAAATCCAAGGTAGTCCTTGACGGCAGTTTCCAGCTCTCGACGGAGTTCAATGTAGCGAGCGGGTTTTGGGGGCTCGTTGTTTCTAGCACGATTATCGACATGCTGTGAGCGAGTGGGACGTGTGGGTTGGGCTCCGACTTTGATTTCAGCAAGGTGGTCTTCGAGGGCTGCGTAGCGACCGCGCGCGAGAGCGGAGACAACCTTGCGTCCATACTGGGAAAAGCGTGCAGCCACACGACCAAAAGTAGTGGCAGGTTTAAAATCGTGGAACGGTGAGGGTTCGGAAGAAGCAGCGATGGGCATTGCGTTGATAGAAGGGCCATAATCAATCAAGGCAGGGAACGGCGCAGCAAGGTTCGGGTTGACTGCAAAGCCATCAGGGTCACCTGGGTCAAGTGGGACAGCAATAAAGCTGCCCACGATTGCCTTGCCCACATCATCGTACGAGCGGGGCATTTCATGAGTGCCGGCAAAAGCGAGAAGTGCGGGTGTTGATTGAATGGTTGAGTCCCGGGCGGCACCATTGTGAGCTGCAAGCATTTGGTTGAACCAAGGAAGATAATCACGCCTGACGGTTGCCAAGATCCTTGCTAGGTCGCCGATCGGGGCAGTGGATGTTTCAGGAGGGGCGATTTCAACGTGGAGGGAGCCAGCAATGAGTGAGCCACCGATTTTCAGGGTGAGGGTGGGCCACTCAGCCCGTGCAGGAGCAGCAACCGCATTGTGGTCCCCACTAAGGAGGAGCCCGAACATGGAAGCTGCGCAGAAGTTTTGAATCTCAGGAATCGTCACCTCACCAATGATAGGATTGTTTGGGTCGGGTGTTCGTTGGAAGTACGCCATGTACCAACTGTACCACATGTGGCTAGTGCCGTAGTAATGGGAGACGCAGTCAAAGAAACAAGAACGTCCAGGAGTCAATCCGGGATAAAGATTGGGTTGGGCAGTGTAAGCAGCCTCAACAGCGCGGCAGAACTCCAGGTACGAAAGCCCCTGTGGTGAAACTGCAAGAGGGACGCCTTGAGGCCCGACAGGAATGTTAGCAGGTTGCACGAGTACAATGGGCAGCTGAATGTCAACGTTGCGGCGCTTGACCTTGGTCAAGCCAGTGGCGGGAAGGGCCGGCAAGTTCGGGACACGCAAACAGTTGCCGCGGTTGGTGACGCCCATGTACCAAACCATCGCAGCATTCGCAGCCCAACGGGAATGTGCCAGAAGACTTTCCGTGAAACTCTCATCGATATCCCAGTCAGGTGACCAGATGGAGTAGCCGAGGGCCGGGTACGGCAAGTTGGGATTGGCGAAATAGGCTGTGAGGTTCTCGAGGACAATGCCGACAGCCAGTGAAGCAGCGATTGCAGTGAAAGCAATCACCACACCAGACGAAGCAGCGGTTGTGAAAAACATAGTCCAAGGGATCACTGAACCAGGGATGAGACCAGGTAAAACCGTGTGGAGACCAATAAGCCAGAGCCAGGCTTGCCAACACCAGCCACGCCCAGGGAGAAAGGTGCACACACGGGAACCAGGGGCGCCGGTGACTTCCTGTATCACGAAGGGGACGAGGGAAAAGAGCCAGCCTGGGAACCAAAGTTGGCGCCAAAAGTGCCCGGCGAGCCGAGAGAAAACTTTGGTGATGTTGCCTGGCACAATAGAGGCAACTGTGATAATTGCGAGAGTGAGACCCAGCCGCTGGAGGGAAATGTCAGTCCACACGTAAATGGACTTAAGCCAGCTGGCGAGGTCAATGTGGAAGAAAACGCCAGTGACCACCTCGCCGATGAGAATCTTCGGGATTAGGAAAGTGAAGACGGAACCGGTGAAGGCAGAAAGTCGTTGGAGCATGGTGGGGTTGTTTGGAATGGATGCGGTGACTTGATGGTGTTTTGCCCGCACAGACCAGCCCCCTCCTGGGGTGGGGTGGATGATGCGATTACGTTTCCTTTCGTCAAGCAGTTCGAAAGTGTCAGGCATGGGCTGAATCATGTACCACTGAAACGTGATGAAGTACATGAAGTGCCAGAACCCGCGTTGGAGCAGATGCTGCCACGTGTCGGGAGCAACATGAAGTCGCGCGAGGTAGGTTGCGATCCAACGTTCTTTGGCAGACGTCCGCGGGGTAATGGACCCAGCGAGCTGGGACACTTTAGCGGCGATATTGGACCAAGAATGGTCCTTAGCGCGGTTGTCGAAGTCCAAAATGCCGGAAACTAACTTCATCGGAAGGTATTGGTCGCTCCAGGTGCCAGTCAAAACGCGGGGAACGCGGACATAAGAGCCAGTCGGGAAAATGCGAGTCTGCTGCTCAGTGACGTCCCCGCAGAAGATATGCCACACGCAGTGGCCGAGCTTTTCTTCGAGAAGAACAACGTGGTAGACGCGTCCGTTGCTGGCGGTGACAGACGATGTTCGTAGCCAAGCAGTAGTAACGTCAATGGGCGTGGTATACCCCTCATTTTCGCTGCCGGTGAACATGTAGTGGAAATCTCCCAGATCATACTCTATTGAATGGCTGGCTGGTTCATAGGAGCATTGGCGGTCCAACACTTCAATCGGATTCATGCCAGAGACAATGAGATGACCTTCTGGATTTTGGGCAGAAAGCTTTTCCACCAGCTCGTGGGGCGTTACGACAGAAGAAACATCGTCAAGGTAATGAACCGGGTAATCACAAAAGTGTGAGTCCCGGATCCCGACGCCGGGAAAGCGGGAAGGATCTTTGGCTTCGTATATGGGATGTTGTACAGAACCGGCGGGGGGTAAAAGGTTAAGCTTGGACACCTTGGTAGAAATTACTCCGTAGTTGTGGGCCGGCAGGTACTGTCTCATGCGCTGCATCTGTCCCTCAATAATGCACTTATGTAATGCATGGGGACATTCAGGAGCGTCAGGATTTGGGAACTCCATGCCTAGGCGCTGCAATATGTGATGTTGACTAGCAGGTATGTTGTAAGGGGTAGTCTCAATTGCAGTCTGCCTAGTTTTGTAGTAGTCCACCAGATGACGGTTCATGATGGCATTCTGCTGAGGCGAGCCAGCGAAGAAATCAGTGGAGAGAGTGGCACCAACCTTGGCATGGTGCATTGCCCACTGGTCGATAGCGGCGCATGCGGCAGGGCCGCCCTTAGCTTGACAGTAGCAGCCTAGAAGGCGGGGCTCATGGGACACACCATGTTGAATAGCGTGAGCCCTGGCGAACTTCACACGAAGGTCAGCCGACGACTGGTAGGCCTGGCACATAAGGTAGTCACCAAAGTAGGAGCATTTGCAGCCATACGGGGCCTCGTCATCGGTACAGGAATGGAAGATGAGTTCGGGTTTGGGAATAGGGTTGTGGGCGAAAGGGTTGCTTGGGTCAGTGACTGTGGCGTCATAGGCTGCCAAGAACAAATCTCGGAAGCCTAGCGCACGAGTCACCGCCTTTGTAACCCAACGCGGAAGTTGGGGGCTCATGGCTCTACAGGTTCTATTGTGGGGCGTGATGCACGCGATCCACAG